TTATCCCCCCCGCTCCGGGTCCCGTTGAAGATACCCCCTCTATCTCGCCCGACGCTCCGGGTCCCTCTTCCCCCGATTACCCGCCCATCGTAGATTTCCAGCGTCTTCCGGACAATTTGTCTCTATCCCCGTATCGGATGCCGCCTGTCGGCCAGCTTGGCCGTGATTCAAACGGGCGAGTGATCCAGTATTTCCGTTCGGAAGAAACGGCCCTGCTTGTGGCGCATTGGGTCGCGTACGGGGCGAGCGAAAATTTCATCTGCGCTGCGCTGAACATGCGCCCCGGCAAACTGCGGCAACTGTACGGGGCCGAGCTTGATCACGGGGAGGAGTTGGCAAACATGGCGGTGGCCGGAACTGCCTTCAATATGGCCACTTCGGGCGCTTCCGAGCAGATGACAAAGTTCTGGCTAAAGTCTCGCGCCAAGTGGAAGGACGGCGAGACCGGCGAGCAGACGTCACTGTTCAATATCCACATCCACGAATAGGCCGCTCCATGGACACCACCCCTTCCCCCAAGATGTACGAGGCAATGTCGAAATTCGTCGACTCCGTGGTGGGGGAAGCCCCCACCGACATGGAAAGTACCACCCCCGCCCGGAAGCGCCGCCAGCAGCGGCGGATCGCGATGGATTTCCTGCACTCCCTCGTGCGTCTGTCCATGCGCGAGGGCGTGGGCCGTTTCATCCGTGAGCGCGGGGGCGCGACGGTCATGGACACGGTGCGCCCGAATCCACTCAAGGTCGAAGGGTCGGGTTCCGGCACCATCTTGGGTGCCCACGACGCATGAATTCCGCGCCGGACATCGAGATCCCGGTCGAGGGAAAGAAGCTCGGTTCCCCTGAAAGGAACGACGGCATACACTGGTATGCCCCGGGTCCGGTGGCCAAGGCTTTTCTAAAGGACGAGTCGTTCATTACTGGAATACGCGGGCCATTCGGGTCGGGCAAGTCGGTGACAGTCGTGATGAAGCTGATGCGCAATGCACGGCTGCAGACGAAAGTGAAAGCAAAGGACGGGTGGGCACGTCGCCGGACGGCGATCATCAGGAACACTTACCCCGAGCTACGGACCACGACGATGAATACGTTCTTCGCGTGGATTCCGAAACATTTGGGGCACTGGCGGGACACCGGCCCCCCGATGCTCCACATCGTTGACCGGCAAAACATGTTCGATTGGGAGATATACTTTGTGGCCCTTGACCGGCCCGACGATCTTAAGAAATTGCTGGGCATCGAGCTTTCGGACGTGTGGATCAATGAAGCTCGAGAAGTGCCAAAGGCGATCCTCGACGGCCTGAGCGGGCGAGTGGGGCGGTATCCGGCAATGTGGCAGGGCGGCTGTGTCAATGCGCAGATCGTGATGGACACGAACCCGCCGGACACCGACCACTGGTGGTATATCCTCGCTGAACAGGACACGACGAATGAGCGCAATCGACAGGTGATCCAGTCGATGAAAGAGGCCGAGGAGTCGCTCCGGATACAGGGATTCCTCAAGAAGGATCAGTCACTGTTCAGGTTTCACGCACAACCGTCGGGACGTTCCCCCGAGGCGGAGAATATCCGCAACCTACGGGCCGGTTACTACGAATTTCTCATGGCCGGCAAGGAAGATGACTGGATCAAGGTGTACGTGGATGGCGAATATGGATTCGTCATGGACGGACTCCCCGTGTACCCGGAATACAAGGATTCGATGCACTCCGGCGAAGACTTCCCTCTGCTACGCGGACTTGGGTTTCGTGTGGGCTTTGACTTCGGCCTCACCCCGGCGGCGACGCTTTCCCAGCGGGCTGGCAACGGCCGGTGGTTCGTACACGACGAGTTCGTGTCTGAACGGCTGGGAATCGTATCCTTCGCAGAAGAACTCAAGAAGATGTTGAGTGACAGATACCCCGGCATCAAGATCGTTTCCGCCCGGGGTGATCCTTCGGGCGATGCGGTGACCCCGGAAGAGTCCACGTGCTTCAAGATCCTCAAGGCGGCGGGATTCACGAACGCAGAGCCCGCGCCGACCAATGACCCCGTGCGAAGACGCGAGGGGGTGGCCTATCTGCTCAAGAATCTAGTGGATGGAAAGCCGGCCATGAAGATTCACCCCCGAGCGGCGGTCCTGCGCAAAGGGATGGCCGGGGGCTATCACCGCAAACGGCTGCAGGTCGCGGGCGATATCAAATTTCGCGATGTCCCGGACAAGAACAAATATTCTCACGTTTGCGAAGCTCTCCAGTATGATTGTGTCTCGGGTGGCGAAGATCGGCACGTCATCATTGGTCCGGAAGACAGAAGGGCACCACGCAAGGAAATGGCAGATTCAGATTACAACGTTTTAGGAGAATGAACCATGACTTCTCTTTTTCGCAGACCGAAACAACCGGACCCACTTCCCCCCCCGGAGCCCGTCGCGCCACCGCCATCTATCTCCGAGGCGGCGGCCACCGTCCGTGACGATACGGCCAATCCCCGTCGTCGTCGCGGGCGGGCCGCAACGCTTCTTACCGGGCCTCGGGGTGCCGGGACGCCGCAAACCGCAACAAGAACGCTATTGGGGGAATGAGCATGCCGTCATCCAAAGGAAAGTTCGTCTTGCTGTCGAATGCCGCCGCGACCGGATCCTCGTTTGCGTGGCCGGGCGGTACCGGGGTATTCATGGCAGAAGCTACGTGGGGGGGCGGTTCGGTGTCGCTGCAATATCAACTGCCGAATGGTGCATGGGTGGCTGCCGGTGCCGACACCACTTTGACCGCGAATGGGGGCGGGGTATTTGAACTGCCCCCGTGCAATATTCGCGCCGCAGTTTCCGTGGCTACGGCGGCATACGCGACGGCAACGCATGTTGGGGATTGATCATGGGGTCCAGTGCGGCGCCCGTCACTAGGCCGATAACAAGGCCGATAACAAAGCCGATAACAACTCCGTCGGTTGTTTTCGTGCTGTTGGAGAACGGTGATCAACTGCTGTTGGAGAGCGGTCAGGCGATACTCGCAGAGGGAGGCTAATCATGGCCGGCAAAAAAATTTCCGCTCTCGCTGCCATCACCGGGGCATTGGTGGCCCCCTCGGACCTTCTTGCCGTGGTGGACGTTTCAGATACCACCATGGCGGCGTCCGGGACCACCAAAGTCATAACTCGGGAGGAATTGCAGGTTTATGCCGCCGGAGTGTTGACTTCCGACAAGAAATTGCAGGACTTGTCCGCGACTTGGAACAACGGGGCCGTAGCATTCACAGGGATCAAACTGAATGTAACGAATACGGCTTCGAACGTTGCGTCAAAACTGGTCGATCTTCAAGTTGGTGGCAGCAGCGTATTTCATGTCACGCCGAGCGGCATGGCCGTTGCAAAAGCGCTCACGTATTCCAGCGGCACGTCATTCATGGCCGGCTCCAATGCGAGCGATAACGGCAGTGATTGGTGCGGCATATGGGTGGATCAGATATGTGAGGCTTATGACAGATATTCCGTCGGGATCGGTGTTGTAAATCGGTTTTCCCCGCAGGCGGCAGTAACGGCCCCGCAAGCTATAGGGGTGGCCATCGATGGGTGGGGATGGGTCGGCCTGTCCTCCACGGCGGCGCATTCGGCGCAAACGTTCGACGAGGGGGTGGGCGTTTCCGCGCAGGTGTCATCGTGGGCCGACAACGGCAAAGCCGTTACCGTAACTGAATCAATGGGATTGAAAGTACAGTCCCCGACGAAAGTTTTAGTTGGAACGGGAACCGTCAACGTAATCGAACACTACGGCGTGGATGTAAAGGATCAGAGTGGTTATGGCACCACTTGGGGTGCCGTGCGCTTGGCGAACAATAATTACATAGTCGGGCGCAATGCCGCAAACACCGCGAACAAAGTTATCCTCGGAATCGATTCCTCGGACAATGTGATTTTCGGAGATTCCACGGTGGCCATGTTGTTTAACGGTTCTGTGGTACTGTCGGTTCCTCCGTTCGGGCTTCTGGATGGCGTAGCCGCTCCGGCAACCATCGCCGGGTTCGCGCAACTTTATGTCGATTCAGCCGACGGTGATTTGAAGGTCAAATTTGGCAATGGAGTGGTTAAGACAATCGCTGTGGACACCTGATTGGAGCTATGATGTTGACCGCAACGTTTAGGCAAGTCATTGACGGCCGTGCCGGTTTAAGGCCGCTGGAATCCGCAAAGTTGCCCGTGAAATTGAAGTATTCGGTAGAAAGATTGGCCGCTGCTTGCGACAGGGCCATTCGCGAGTTTCACATCAAAAGGGGCAAGCTTTTCGAGGAAGCCGGGTGCACGGTGGTCATTGATGGCAACGGTGACCGTCAATACGATCATGCCGACAGGTCGATTCTCAGTCAGGTGTCCAGTCAGATTGAAGAATTGATGGACGTGCAGATCGAGATACAAGCCATGGCTTTGGATATTGAAGCGTTCGGGGACATGGAGATTGAGGGACCGGCGTTCTATGGTTTGGAATGGGCTTCGTCGTTCAATCCTGGGAAAAATCTCGAGAAAAGTTTGGACACTCTTAGGGGCAAATGATGGACACCATCGATTCCCGCGCTCAGTTCATCATGCAGCAGCATGCACAATTGGAAAGCGATCGCTCTACATGGGAATCGCACTGGCGCGAAATTGCCGAACGCATTCTACCCCGGCAGGATGAATTTCAACAGTCAAATCGCGTTGGAGGTGAGAAACGTACGGAGAAGATTTTTGATGCCACGGCGGTGCTTGCCCTCGACCGAGCGGCGTCGGCCATCGATTCCCTGATCACGCCATCGACGCAGCAGTGGCACAATCTCGAGCCGGAAGACCATGAACTGATTGGTAATCGGGAAGTGCGCTTGTACTTGGATGAAGTGAACAAGCTGCTGTTCCGGGTGCGCTACCGCCCGTCGGCAAATTTTTCCTCACAGGCACATGAGTGTTACGTCAGCCTGATGGCTTTCGGGACGCAGGGCATGTTCACGGACGACATCGTAGGCGTCGGCATCCGATACAAGTCAATCGCTCTGTCCGAGCTTTACATAGCCGAGAACCACGTCGGCGTGGTGGACTACATCCATCGCAAGTTCCCCATGTCCGCCCGGGCCGCATTTCAGAAGTGGGGCAACGCTTTGCCCGAATCCATCGTAAAGTGTGTGGATAGGGAACCCTTCCGCAAATTCGATTTCATCCATTGCGTCAAGCCGAACGACGAGCGCAAAGCCGGGGCCAAGAATTATAAAGGCATGGCGTTCAGTTCATATTATTGCTCAGTGGACGGGAAGAAAATTTTATCGGAAGGCGGCTACCGGATGATGCCGTATCAGGTTTCCCGGCACGTGACTGCGCCGCGTGAAACATACGGTCGGTCCCCGGCCATGCAGGTCCTACCGGACATCAAGATGTTGAATGAAATGGAAAAGACATTGATTCGAGCGGCCCACAAGATCGTGGACCCCCCGCTTCTTGTCTATGGCGACGGCATTCTGAACTCTTTCAATGCCCGCCCGAACGCGATCAATTATGGCGGAGTTGACGATCAAGGGCGACAGCTGGTTCACCCGATGAAGACGGGATCGAACCTCCCGATCGCGTTCGAAATGACGGAGCAAAAACGCCGTCTGATCAACGACGCTTTCTACGTCACCCTGTTCCAGATTCTCGTCGAGAACCCGCGCATGACGGCGACGGAAGCTCTGATCCGTGCGCAGGAGAAGGGGCAACTTCTCGCCCCGACCGTGGGGCGGCAGCAGACGGAATTTCTTGGCCCGCTGATCGAACGGGAACTCGACATTCTGAGTGCCGCGGGTGCCCTGCCGCCGATGCCAGCCGCATTGCAGGGCGCCGGGGGTGGAATCAAGGTGGTGTACACTTCACCCCTGACGAAGCTTCGTCGCGCAGAAGATGGTGTGGCAATCCTACGCACCGTTGAGGCGCTAACCCCGATTGCCAACGTCAAGCCCGGAATCTTCGACATCTTTGATGATGCGAACCTCGCATATGAGCTTGCTGAAATCAATGGAGTTCCGCTCAAGGTGCTCAAGTCTCGGGAAGCGTATGACGAACAGCAACAAGCCAAGGCCCAGAACGAACAGATGACGCTTGACGCCAAGAATGCGGCGGCGGCTTCGGCGGCGGCAAAGAACCTCGGGCAAGCTGCTCAGGCAGCAAGCTTCGCGGTACCGGCAGAAGTACCATTCAATTGATAGGAGAAAAACATGGAAGAGAGAATCATCATCAAAGAAGATCCCCCGGTTCCTCCGGCCGCGGAAGTGAATCCGGCCGCGGAAGTGAATCCGGCCGCACCGCCCGCGCCGCCCGAAGAGAAGAAGCCGGATCCCGCTACCGAAGCGGAATTCGACCCCAAGAACTGACCCATGTTCGACAGGGTTCGTAATTTCGTGATGAAGAGGCGCCATGCCTACCGGGCGTTGTTCCAGCCCGGTGGGCAAATTTCCCCGGCGGCTCACATCGTACTGTCGGATTTGAGAAAGTTCTGCCGCGCCACGGTTTCCACTACGATGGTTTCCCCCATCACGCAACAGGTGGATCCCGTGGCGTCGGCCCAAGCGGAAGGGCGCAGGGAGGTTTGGTTGCGCATCACGCAACATCTTCACATAGACGACGCTGACATATACCGGATGATAGACCAACAAGGACGACAGGAGAACGACACATGAAAAAAATCATGAAATTGCTCGCGACGTATGTACTGCCCGTGTTTTGCGTCGCGGACGGCGACGGGGGTGGTGGCACAACGGGGGCGGCGGGGGCGCTGTCCGGTGACGGCGGCACAACGAGCGGGACCCCCGCCTCGGGATCCGGGACCCCCGCCTCGGGATCCGGGACCCCCGCCCCGACAGCGTGGTACGACACTTTCAAGGACACGGAGGTTCGCGACTGGATTCGCGCGCAGAACAACGGAATTCCTGACCCGGAAGCTCTCGGCAGGAAGGCGTTGAACCTCGAGAAGTTCATCGGTGCAGACAAGGCAGGTCGCGGTGTGATCGTCCCCAAGCCCGATGCCCCCAAGGAAGAATGGCAGGCCTTTTACAAAAAGGTCGGTGGAATCCCCGAGAAGCCGGAGGGTTATATTCTGCCCAAGGACTTCGACCCGGCGATCACCAAAGCCATCACCGATGACCCGATGTTCGCCAAGTTTCAAGCTCACGCCCACAAGATCGGCATGCCCGCGCAGTTTTTCGGGGAAGTCATGGCATGGTTCGCTGCTGAATCAAAAGCGGCGCACGAGGGCAAGGACGCGGAACTTTTGCAAAACACCGAGCGTGAAGTGGCGGCGCTCAAGGGAGAGTGGGGCAAAGAATGGGATAAGAACGTGGAAATGGGTCGCCGTGCGGCCAAGGCATTCATTCCTCACAAGGATGCGGGTGAACTGGAAAGCACGCTAACCCGCATCGAGGGTGCCCTCGGGACGGCACAGACTTTCAAGTTGTGGGCATCCATTGGTGCGGCCATGGGCGAGGATACTTTCATCCAGGGGGCCGGAGCCGGGGCCGGGGGTATGGGCGGCATGACGCCGGAAGCTGCCCGCATCCGGATCAATGAACTTAAGAAGGACCAGCAGTGGATTGCTGCTTTCACTGCCGGGGATTCCGACAAACGGTCCGAATGGGACCGTCTCCATAAGATCGGGTACGGCGAAAAAGCGGCTTGACGCACACTGTCCGCTGGAGTACACTACGCGTTCGCAGGCATGGGTCGTGGGCTAGGGGGACCCCCCGTAAATCGGGGGCCTCTTAGACGCTCAGGAAAGGACTGAGACGCGGCGGCGGATCACGACAAACCGCAAGTAAGGGGCCGGGAACGGGACCCCCTCGCGAAGAGTGAAATCAACTTTTCCAACGAGAGGAACCCAAAATGTCGGATAAAATCCCCACCCACTACGCGCAGCAATACGCGTCCACGCTCCAACTCCTGCTCCAGCAAAAAGGCTCGCGTCTCTCGGAAACGGTCATGCCGTTTCCCGTCACCGGAGCAAAAGCAGCCGTCCCCGTCGATCAGATCGGCAAGGTCGAGGCAACGAAGCGCACCACGCGCTACCCGCCGCTGGTTCCTGCCGACACCCCGACCGATCGCCCGTGGGTCTACCCGTCGGATTACGACTGGAACGACCTGATCGATTCGATCGACAAACTTCGCACCCTGTCCGACCCGCAATCGTCCTACGCGCAGAATGGCACGTATGCGATGGGCCGGGCCAAGGATCGCGAGATCATCGGCGCCTATTTCGGGGACCGCAAGACCGGCGAGGCCGGTGGCACCACGACGAGCTTCCCGGCGGCGAACCAAGTCGCGGTGAACCACGGCGCGTCCGGCAACGTCGGTCTGACGGTGGCCAAGATGCGCGAAGCCAAGCGCCTTCTGATGGCGTACGAAGTCGATCTGGAAACGGATCCGCTGACCATCGCGGTTACGTCTAAGCAACACGATAACCTGCTCGCGGAAATCCAGGTTATCAGCCTCGACTTCAACGAGCGCCCGGTGATCACCGAGGGCAAGGTCACGCGCTTCCTCGGCTTCAACCTCAAGCACACGGAACTGCTCGGCACGGACGGCTCGTCCTACCGGCGCATTCCGGCCTATGCCAAGTCCGGCATGGTGCTGGCCATGTGGAACGACATCAGCACGGACATCAGCATCCGCAAGGATCTGGCGGGCCACCCCGTGCAGGTGTACGTCTACGGCACTTTCGGCGCAACCCGGCTGGAAGAGAACAAGGTCATCGAAATCAAGTGCGCCGAATAACCGGCGACTGAACAGGAGAAAACACATGGATACCATCAAGCTCTACTTCGCGATGTTCGTCGCGTGGATGCTGGAACCTTTCCAGCAGAACATTCACGAATTCATCGGTACGCGTTTCGCGGTCGTCGCCGTCAAGTCCACGCCGGTCACGAACGCCGATGCCACCCCGGCTGTCCTCAACAAGGCCAACGTGGACGGCGGCAGGGTTCGTCAAAAACGCGGCATTGCCACCGCTGCCAACGGCGACTCCATTGCCTCCACGTACCGCTTCTGTCGGATCAAGTCGAACGATCTGGTGAGCAAGGTACTGCTGGACAACGCAACGTGGGGCGCGGCTTGCACCATGGACATCGGTCTTTACCAGACCGCCGCCAACGGCGGCGCGGTGGTGGATGCCGACCTGTTCGCTTCCGCCGTGGACATGAACACCGCCAATCGCGCACTCGACGTTACCCGCGAATCCGGGATCATTACCGTCGCCAACATGGAAAAGCGGGTGTGGGAACTTATCGGTCTGTCGGCGGACCCCCAATGCGATTATGACGTGACTGGGACCCTCGTGGCTGCCGCTGCCGCCGCTGGTTCCGCTTGCGTCACCGTGGAGGTCGTCGGCGCCGCCTGAAACTATTTCCTGCCGTTCTTGGCCTACCCCCGGGACAACTCCCGGGGGTTCTTTTATAGGAGAAGTACATGGCGACCCGTCGATACAAAATCTCAGCCGGTGAAGTTGGCAATCAAGTGGTGGAGGAAGTCGGCGCCGCCACGAACTCCGACAGCGTGGAACTGACCGTCGACCTTGCGGGCACGGGCATCACAACCGCCGCCGGTCGTGAACGCGTGATCATCGCGATTGAGCACATCAAGAATCACATTCTTGCCGGCAAATGGCCCCCGGCTTAATCCATGGCATCCGAAACCGGCATCGTCAACCTTGCGCTGACGCTGCTCGGTGAGTCTCGTATCATTTCACTGGATGATGATACGAAACCCGCTCGAGAAGCCAAGGCACTGTATGAGATATCTCGCGACGCCCTGTTAGCGGGATATAATTGGTCGTTCGCCGCAACCCGAGCACAAATCCCGGCGCTCGTCGGTGCCCCCGTATTTGGATTCGGGATGGCTTATCAATTGCCATCCGACTGTCTCCGAATAATCCTGTTGAATGAAGAATATGTCGGCGTGGATTTGACCGACTATCGTGGCGCACCTGTTGAAAAATACGCCATCGAGGGCAGACAAATTCTTACTGATTGGGGCGCCCCCCTGAATATTCGGTATGTCAAGCGCGTGACAGACACCGCGCAATTTTCACCAAACTTCACCAAGGCGTTCGGGTGCCAGTTGGCTGTTGATCTTGCCGAGACTTTGACGCAATCCGGTTCGAAACGTGACCGGGCAGAAGCGCAATTGAACAGGGAAATTTCACTGGCTATTCGCGCGAATGCCATTGAGTTGCATCCGAAACGATTGGCCGACGATGATTGGGTGCTCTCGAGGCTTTGAATATGAAATCGGCCCAGACAATTTCAAACTTCAATTCCGGTGAATTGTCCCCCCTGATGGAGGGGAGATTGGATTTGAAGTATTATGTAAATTCGTGCAGGAGGATGCGCAATTTTGTGCCTTCTCCGCAGGGGCCGGTTCGCCGTAGACCGGGGACGCGGTATGTGACAAAGAAAACTGTCGCCTCTGTTATCGGCCAACCGTGGTTGGCCGGGTTCATTTTTAGCGATGACCAAGCCTATGTGATAGAGTTTGGTGATCTGTATTGCAGGTTCTATTCCAATCACGGAGTAGTGGAATCCTCGCCGGGCGTTCCGTTGGTGATGGTCACGCCTTATTCTGGTGTGAATTTGACCGCATCTGATGGAACATTTGCTTTACGCATGGTTCAATCGGGCGATGTTTTGTACGTGTTCCATAGGTCATATCCGCCGCAGAAAATCACCCGCACCGGAGCCAGTGCATTTTCAATCGCAGCCGTATCAATTTTGGACGGGCCGTTCAAATCAATCGATCCGGCCAATACTGTCACAATCTATTCTGATGCCATCATCGGCAGCGTTACGCTGACGGCATCTGCCGCAACTTTCATACCCAACATTTTTGCCCCGAATGCGTTGGTTGGCAGTCTAATTTTGTTGGAAACTCGCGACGCTGATGGCGTAAAATCTTGGGAACCGGGCAAAACTATATTCCCCAACGAAGTTCGTAGATCCGATGGTAAAGTATACAAGGCCATCGGTGGGTTCCCGTTATGCACCATCATGAACGCCGACACCGCCAATAATAGAATAACCAGTGATATCTCCCACAATTTGCGAATTGGTGATCCGTGGGTTGGCAAAGGGGCGGCGCTGCCGAATCCGTTGGTGATCGGCACAACGTATTACGTAAAAACCGTGCCTAGCAGGATTGAAGTAACATTGTCCGCTGTACAAGGTGGTCCTGAAATTGCTTTGACAACCAATGTAACCGGCGGGCAGTTTGATGGTGCGGGCTTAACCGGGTCAGTTAAGCCTGTTCATTACCAGCATTGGAAATCCTCTTCAGCCGTCGATCGGTATGATGGCGACGGTGGCGTTTTGTGGCGTTTCTTTGACCCCGGCTATGGTTGGGCGAAAATAGACAGCATAACGAGTTCAACTGTTGCGGTGGCCACTGTTATTTCAAGGCTCCCCGAGTCGGTAGTTGGCGTTGGCGGAGCTACTCCGCGTTGGGCCTTTAGCCCCTGGAATATTTTAGAGGGGTACCCCACCTGTGGAACTTTTTTCCGGGAGCGTTTGTGCGTCATGCGCGACAGAGATTTTTGGGCGTCTGTCGCTGCCGATTTTGAAAGTTTCGCGGACCGCGATCCCGGCGGTTTGATAACGGCTGACATGGGAATAGTTGCAAATACTCTGTCGGATCGCGCTGACCCCGTTAAATGGATGGCGCCGTCACAGTTAGCGCTATTGATAGGGACTGGTGGGGACGAAAGCGCTTTGATGGAAAATGTGCCATCCGATCCTTTTGGCCCCGGAAACGCTACCATCAGAAAACAAACCGAATACGGGTCTCGCGGGACTCCGATACTGAAAGTCGGAGACGGCATTTTATTCGTTCAAAAATCCGGCAGAAAGATTCGTGACATTCGCATGGCGGAAAGCGTTAATGAACGCTGGACAGCTTCCGACATGACTATTTTGGCCGAACACATAACAAAAAGTGGGATCGTTGACATAACTTATCAGCAAGAGCCGGATTCATTGGTTTGGGCAGCCATGGCCAATGGTGATCTGGCCGGGTTCACGTTGAATCACGAACAGGACATCAGAGGCTGGCACCCGCACAGAATCGGTGGTTATTCAGATGCCCCACACACGGAATTTGCGAAAATTCTGTCGGTGGTGTCAATCCCGATGGACGGGCGCGACGAAATTTGGATGCTCGTGAAACGGAACATGTCCGGGACCGACGAGTATTTTATCGAATACATGGAAAAGTTCCATGAAGAAGGGGACGATCCGCATTTTGCATTTTATGTGGACAGCGGTCTAACTTTCAACGGGTCCAAAAATGTTGCGCTAACCCCGCATCCCTCCGCTGTCGTTGCATGGACTACCGGTGTAGCATTTGTTGCGGGCGGCGCGGTGTTCGCGGTTGGTGATGTCGGAAAATATATTCATTACAGATACTCGACAAGGGACGTTAAGGGCAAAGTCCAGTGGCTTACCGCCATTGCTAAAATCACGGACTACATCGATCCGCAAAATGTCCAGTGCACTGTAATTGTGCCGTGGCCTTCTGTTACGCTGTTTTCTGACCCGCCCGGGGCGGGCACCATGGCGGCTAATTCGTGGAGAATGACTGCCACTGTCATATCTGGACTGTCGCATCTTGAGGGTCAGACGGTTGACATTCTTGCAGACGGTGCTGTTCATCCGCAAAAAGTCGTTTCTGGCGGGTCTATCACTCTAGATTATCCCGCAAGTTTAGTCAATATCGGATTGCCGTGCCCGGCTGTGCTTCAACCGATGCCGATATCGTCGGGATCCGCCGATGGATCAACCCGTGGCAAGACTAAAAGAGCATCCCGTGTCGCGATAAATTTCCACGAAACTGGTGGTTGCAGATACGGCCGGGATGAAGACAAACGGTTGGATACAATTTCAACTCGGGGCGGCGGGGACGTCATGGATCAAGCCGTTCCGTTGTTCACGGGCGAGAAAATTGTGTCGTGGCCCGATGGTTACGACTCAGAATTGCTGTTAACCATCGTGCAGGATCAACCTTTGCCGTGCACGGTGGTGGCCATCACCCCGAAATTCAGCGTTGAGGAAGATCGGTGATAATCATCCCCTATTCCCCGGAACATGGGGAACAGATAGATCTGCAAGAAAAACAGGCTATGGAATTGCCGTTCATATTGAGCGGCGACCACGCCAAGACCGGGTATGCTTTTACCGGCATGCACGAGGGCCGCGTCGTGTTTTGCGCCGGTCGGGCATACGGGCACGGCGCATGGGCGATGTTGTCGCGGGAAGCCTCTAAACACATGCTTGCGGTAACGCGTTGCATCAAACGGCTGATCTATTTGCATTCCAGTGATCCTGACGAATCAAAAATTCCGATGGAAGCCATGATTCGTAATGATTTCCCGGAAGCGCACCGTTGGGCTGCCATGCTAGGGTTTGAAAAAACCTCAGAGGATGGCGAACATTCGATATACACTATGCGGGGGGCATGATGTCTGCACTATTTGCCATAACCGCAGCTTCCGCTGCTATTAGTGGGCTTGGTTCCATAAGGAACAGCCAAGCTCAGGAAGCTCAAATGAGGGCTGCTGCTCAAGCCAATGAGTATAATGCCGCTGTGCTGCGGCAACGGGCTGACATTGCGGCATCGGTCTACAATCAGCGTGAGGAGCAGCGGCGCCGAAACAATCGCATCGAAGCCGGGCGTCGTGCCGCCGCGATAGCACAAACTGGCCTGGGATTTGAGGGGTCCAACGCTGCGATCGATGAGCAATCCGCCGTATTCGCGGAACTTGACGCTTTGAATACTAGATACGAGGGATATTTGGAAGGCAGAGGGCTGCTGAGTCAAGCCGCACAAGAAGATTATTACGCATCGTCAAGCTATGCGAACGCCAGATCAATTCGGGGTGCCAGAATAATCAATGCCGCTTCCGCGGCCCTGTCGTCCGGGTTTTCGGCATACAACACTGGAAGATAACTAACCGTGCCGCGCATTGTTCAGTACGAGCAACAGACCATGACCCCCGACCCGGGAAGAGCGTACCCGCCCCGTGCGCAGCCGGTGAACGTGATCCAGCCGGTGAACTATGACGACATCGCGAACGCTGTTCGCGGTGCGCACGGTGCGTACGAAAAAAGCCGGGACGAAGAAGCTCGAGCATGGTCTTCCGATGCTCTGGCCAACACTCGCCTGAAATGGACACAGGAGCTTATCAATCGCAAAGAAAATGCTGAGCCGGGCGCCCCGGAGTTCAGTCCGCGGTTCATCAAGGATTACGACGAATACGCCAACGAAATCCTAAAAACTGCGCCTACCGAGCGAGCGAAAAAGTTTCTGCAAAGTCGGTTACTTGAAATTCGCAATGACTTAGGCGAGCGGGCCATGGGGTTCGAGGCACAGGCCCGCGTTGACTATCGAGCCGATAAATTTACGGCGGCGATCGACTCCACCGCCAAGCTGATGAACACCGACCCATCGCAATTCAAGGTGGCGTTGGAAGAGCAGTTTGCCCTGATAGACGGCGCGGCACTCCCGCCCGTGCAAAAATCCGCACTCCGCCAAAAAGCTGTGGACAAGATCGCGGGCGCAGCGGTATGGGCACAAGTGCAAAAGTCCCCGACCGCATTTTTAGAAAGCATCGGGTTCATGAACACCACGGACCCGGCTACCGGCAAGGTCCGTCAATCTTCCGGCGATCTAAAAGGTGTGACTGGAAATGAAGCCTTTGACACCCTACCGTTCGAACGAAGGATGCAGATGTTTGAACAAGCGGTGCGGTTGAAAGCCCAAACCGATGCGGACATCGATCGACTCGCCAAGATTGAGCGCGCCCGTATCGGGGACGAAGCCCTAAAGAACCTGTGGGCACTTGACGCCGATAAGAAACTGACTCGCAACCATATCGAGGCGGTGCGCCCGCTCATTTCTTCTTCCGAGTATAAGTCTGCCCTAAAGATGCTGGAATCTCCGGAAGGCGGTGTGAAAACTGATCCCGGCGCGTTCCGGCAATTGCAAGGCCTTATTGCTGGTGGGCAGTTCGACGAAGCGGTGAATTTTGCGTTTCGCGCTCATCGCAACGGCCAGCTTTCTAATGAGCATCTTGCGTCCGAGGTCAACAGGGCGCGATCACAGGGGCGGCAGGAAGGCCCGAAAACGGAGTATGAGCGCTCGCGGTCCTACATCACGCAGAGCATGGACCCGGGGCCGCTGGTGCAGGACCCGGTTGGGCGCAGTCGTTTGGCCGAGGCTTTGGACACGTTCGACCGTTGGGTGATCGCGGAGAAGCGCACGGACGAGCAGGTAGAAAAGCGGGCCAAGGAAATCGTCCAGCAACACAAGTTCATCAACTTGCAGGACACGCTGCTGGGACTCCCCATGCCGCGAAGCGGGAACATCCGCCGCAACACCAGCGACATACAGGGGGTCCTTCACGACATCGCAGCGGCCAAGCGTGAAGCTGATCGCCGGTACGACGCCAAGCAGTACAGCAAGACTGACTACGACCAAGAGATTTCCAATCTGAACAGGTGGCGCAAGGCCGTCCAGGCCGGGGGCAAGTGATGGACAAAGACGACCTTTCTGCCGACTTCCAAAACGTCACTTCCGGACGCTCGACGGCCACTGATGCCGCCGAAATGGAACAGTTCATGCAGACCTACGAGCAGGGCGCGGCTGTCGCCCCCGCTCCGGAAACTGCCGACCCGGCCCGCCCCCTGCCGCCGCCCAAACCGGTGCGCCGCAAGACTGACGACCCGATCGGAAGGCTCCCGCCCCCGGAAGACAAGCAATCCTCCGCCGTCTCGAGAAATCTGGCCGAGATTCCCGGCGCGGCGGTTGCGGGCGTGGAGTCCGCGATCAAAAATGCGCTCGGCTTCGCCATCGACCCGCTGGCCAACTGGCTGAACGAAAATGTGGCCGATCTTTCATACACGCGAGAAGATCCGAAGACTCCGACCGGCGCCGTCACCAAGTCAATCACGGAGTTTCTGACCGGGTTCATCCCCGCCATCAAAGGCTTGCGGGCCGTAGGCGCTACTGGTAATATCGCGGCCCCCATGGCAGCGGGCGCGTTCGCAGATTTCGCGGTCCGCGATCCTTCCGGCGGGCGGCTTGCCGATCTGTGGAAGAAATTCGAACTTCCGCCCAACATCCTCACCGACTATCTCTCCTCCAAGCCGGAAGACACCGAAATGGAGGCGCGATTCAAAAATGCGCTCGAGGGGTTGGGCCTTGGCGTCCTTGCCGAGGGTGTATTCTTGGGTGCCCGGGCACTCAGGGCGGCAAAAAATGTGAAAGGGGCCGGGGACGCGGAGAAAGTGTACCTCAAGTCCAAGTACGGGGAGCTTACCGAGGACACCTTCAATCAAGTGGTGGGCGACCCGTCGAAGCCCGGCGTGGAAATGGTTGTTCACAAACCCGGTCCTCAGGCCGGTCGCATCGCGCAGGGCGCAGCCGACACCGCGAAGCTGGACCCCCGGGCCGTGATCCGGAACAAACCGAAGAAATCCGCAACCGCCCCGGGCAGCCCGCATGCCCCCGCCGCTATCCGTTCTCCCGCGCAAGCGGCAGATGCCGTGCACACTGGCGGGAAGCTCACGCCGGAAGAAATCAAGGCATACCCGAAGCTGGCTGAACTTGCGGGCGTAAAGCAAGCCATCAAGTCCGAAGACTTTGAGGTCTACGTCAACTTTGCCCGTTTTGACGAGCCTGACGAGATCAAGTTCGCCATCGGCAAGCTGGCCGAAAACGCCAAGCCCACGATCGACGAGGCGACCCGTGGCGTGATCACGCAGAAGGAAACGGAGAAGTTGGCGGGCGAACTCGGCATGACCGTGACCGACCTGCTCGCCCGCCGCAAGGGTCAAGGGTTCAACGCCGAGGAAGCCGTCGCCGCCCGACAACTGTGGGCCGCGAGCGCGGAAAAGCTGGTGGAACTGGCCAAGACCGCGGCCAGCAAGAATGCAGGGGCGCTCGACCAATTCGCCTTCCGTAGGCAGATGGCCGTCCACTCCGCAATCCAGGCCGAAGTGATCGGGGCGCGGACCGAAACGGCGCGGGCGCTCGCCTCATGGAAGATTGGCGTGAAGGGCAACGTCGAGCGGGCGCGGGCCATCGATCAGGTGATGCTCGCCATGGGCGGGCCGGAACAGTCGGCAGAAATGGCGCGTCGGCTGGCGATCCTCGCGGAAGTTGGGGCGAATCCAGCTGCCATCGCCCGGTTCGCGGAGAAGGGCGCAGGCGCGGCTTCCGTCGATGCCGTCCGCGAGGCGTGGATCAACGGGCTGCTTTCCTCTCCCGCCACGCACGTCGTCAATACGATGTCCAACACGCTCGTCGCTTTCAATTCCATCATCGAGCGGGGCGTGGCCGCTGGCATCCGTGGGTTCACGGGAGGCGAGGGCGTCAAGGCGCAGGAAGCCGCCGCCATGGCCTTTGGCATGGTGGAGGGGGTGCGTGACGCGTTCAAGCTGGCCGTCAAGGCCCTGCGCACGGGCGAGACTTCGTGGACCTTCAACAAGATGGACCTGCCCCGCACCCACGCGATCTCGTCCGAGGCTTTCGGCATGTCGCGGGACACCGGCCTTGGCCGGTTCGTGGATTATGTCGGCACTGCCGTTCGGGTGCCCACCCGATTGCTGGGTGCAGAGGACGAATTCTTCAAGGCGATCGGCTACCGGATGGAACTCCACGCGCAAGCCGCCCGTACGGCGTCGCAGGAAGGACTCCGGGGGTTTGACTTCGGGAAGCGCGTGGCCGAGATCGTGACCAATCCGCCCGAAAGCGCCATGATCAACAGCGCCGACGCGGCACTCTACAACACCTTCACCGGGGAAATGGGATCGTTTGGTAAGGCGATCATGAACCTACGCAACATCGACCACCCCCTGAACCCGGCCATCTTCGTTCTGCCGTTCGTGCGCACCCCGGTCAACCTCGCCCGGTTCGCGTTCGAGCGCTCCCCCTTCGCCCCGCTGGTCAGCCAGTGGCGGGCCGACATCGCGGCGGGCGGGGCGCGAGCGGACCTCGCGCTTGCCAAGATGTCCACCGGCACGGCGGTGATGCTGATGGCCATGGACATTGCCGACAAGGGCCTGATTACCGGACCCGGGCACTACGGCGGCAAGGACACGGCAACCACGGAAGCCGCGCAGCGGCAGGGGCTGATGCCCTACTCCGTGAAGGTTGGGGACCGCTGGTATTCCTACAACCGCACGGATCCTTTCGGCATGACCATCGGGTTCGCGGCCTCCATTGCGGAAGCCGTGAAGAGAGGCGAGATCAGCGAGGAAGAAGTGGACGAGTGGCAGGAAGTGACGGCCATGAGCATCGCTGCCGTGTCGCAGGTGGTGATCAGCAAGACCTATCTCGAGGGCTTTGCCAAGTTCGTGGAAATGATGTCCGACCCGAAGCGTCACTCGCAGCGGTACGTGGACGAGCTTTTCGCGTCCTTCCTGCCCATGACCGCGGGCATGTCGGCGGCGAAGAATCTGGTCGACCCGGTTTCCCGCGAGGTTTCCTCCCCTGCCGAGGCGGTGATGGCGCGGATCGCTGGCCTTTCCGAGAACCTGCCGCCCCGGCGCAACCTGTGGGGCGAAGAGATCACCAACGAGTCCGGTTTGGGCAAGGGGTATGACTTCTTATCGCCTATCAAGTCCAAGCCGCTTGACCCCCAGCCGATCGATCGTGAAATGGTCAGGCTTGGCAAGGGCGTCGAGCGTATCGACAAGCAGACGAGCTTTGACGGGGTGCGAGCGAACATGCGCTTTTACCCCAAGGCGTATGATGATTATGTGCGTCTCGCCGGAAATGACCTCAAGCACCCGGCATGGGGCATGGGTGCCAAGGATTATCTGAACGCCGTGGTTTCCGGCAAGCACCCGATGTCCACAGTTTACAACATGCTTTCAGACGATTCTCGCGTGGCGTTCATCCAAGCTGCCATAGGTGACTATCGGAAGCTTGCGCAACGACAAATATTGGCCGACCCCAAGCATGCCGGGTTCGCGTCCGAAGTGCGACAACTCAAGCAATTCAGCCAACGCAACAAAATGCCGGTTCTAGGGGAGTGAATCATGACTGTGGCCTCGGATGTCGCAAGGGTAGATTACAATGGCGCCGGTCATAATGGACCGTTCACCATCCCATTCTATTTCATCAACGATTCGGATATCTTGGTTATCAAAACTGAGATATCCACCGGGGCGGCCGTCACATTGGCCCTGACCACGGACTATGTGTTAACGGGTGCTGGCAACCCGGCGGGGGGCACCCTCGTCACTGTGGCTGTGCTGCCGGTTACGCACAAAATCGCAATCATAAGGGATCCGGTCAGAACCCAATTGACCGACTACACCCCGAACGATAAATTCCCGGCGGAGTCGCACGAAACTGCGCTGGACAAGCTGACGATGATTTCTCAGAGGGCACATGAAATCATCAGCAGGTCGATTCGCATGCCCGAGGGTGATGCCGCAGTTTCGGTCTTGCCGAAATCATCTGACCGCGCCAATAAGTTCGTTGGATTTGATCCGTCCGGGAATGTCACGGTTTTGGAAGGGACGGCTGCGGATGCCTCTGCCATGGCGTTCTTGCAATCCGGCGTGGGGGCAGTGATAAGATCCGTTCAAAGCAAGCTCCGCGACGTAAAATCTGTCAAAGATTTCGGAGCGGTTGGCGACGGTGTTACCGACGACACTGCCGCCATCAATGTGGCTATCGCCGCCGTTGGTGCGACGAAAGGAGCGCTTTATTTCCCCGCTGGCAATTATAAGATAACCAACACAATCAGCATCCCTGCCGGGTATGGCATAGCCATCATTGGTGATGGCCCGTATAAAACGTTCATAACCTTGTACCACGCAACTGCGAATGCCATTGCCGTCGATAACGCTGGCAGCCAGTCCGGATTTGGGCTATTCGGCGTAACTATCCGAGCTTGGGAAGCAACGGGCACAGGAACCGGGAGCACTGGAACAGGTCTATACCTGACGAATGCCAACGACAACACGGTTGTCAGTGGCATCGATATTCAAGGATTCGGGAACGGCATAGAACTGTCCAGGTGCTATAACACATTCATCAACAATTTCCGCATCCTTTACACCAAGAACAATGGGATAAAGCTGGCGGATCATGTGCCACCAAACGGTGCCGGCAATCACTTCTCCTTCGGCAAGATTTCAAATTACGGATTCACCGGCGACAATTCGGCCAGCACCGGCATTCGCATCCAAAAAACTGGCGGTGAGTATTTCACGTCGATCGACATAACTACATTCGCGTGGGGTGTCAAGGTTGATCCGCCCATCGGGTCCATCGTAGCTTATCTGTTCTTCAACAATGTGCTCGCGGACGGCAGCACTGCTGAAAACTGGTACTTTGATGGCACCAGCGCCACACTATATTCGGTGCATTGTTTGAATTGTTGGGGTGCATATTCAACCGGTGCATCGGGTCTCCGTACGCAGGGTAACAATCTGCAGGGGCTAATGTGGGTTGGCGGCAGGGTAGGCGAGAACGGCACCAACGGCTGGCTGCATGTCGGGGGCACTCGCGTTCACGT